CATTTGGATGACTTTCTATCAAGGTTTAGATGTGACTTATAATGAGCACATTGGTAAGGTTGATTTTGTTTCTACTCAGTATATTACGGTGTGTATTCAACAGTCCGAGGAAAGATCAAGAGATGTGTGTATTTTAGTTTATCCTCATCAATGGAAAGATGTTCGCTTGTTGAAGGAATCTGAAAAATGAAACATCAGACAATGTGGAGATGGTGGTCAAAAGCGTTAGGTGAGAAAGCATCCAAGTGTGATAGGGAGAGTGATAAGATCTCCATCATACGAACCTTTATCTTTCTCACTTATCTAATCACTAATCTCTTTATTGTTGCTGGTGTTATTCGACACTGGAATGATAATCAACCTATTCATTATGAAGTATCAAGTAGTCTATCTTAAACCAAAGAAGAAAGGAGTTTATTCTAAACAAGTGGCGACGTTTCTTACTATTGAGGATGCAAGTTTCTGGGAACAGGTGATTCGGAGGCAGGGATGTAAGGAGAGTGAGATTGTGCCAGTTTTGTAGCGATTTATACCAAAAAAAGGTTAAATTGTATTAATAAATGTATTAAAAAACATTATGTTGTGTTTTTCATGTGTTCTCAATAGTGTTATATTATTGAGAATCAATAGTGTCTTTATTGAGAATAAATGCCTCTGAGTCTTCTTATAAATGCCTCTGAGTCTTGTATCTTTTAAACCCTATAAATGCCTCTGGTTCTTGTGACCTAAGCGAGCGTAGCATAAGACGCGCAGTTTGTCAAGTCTCACCGCCGCGAAAATCTCCCAGAACCCACACAGATCTCGACGAGACATTATGAACCTATAATAAGATCATTATGTGAGAATCTCGACGAGAATACACACAAAAACACATAAATCTCGACGAGAGCACATATATACACATAACAATCTCGACGAGACGCTAGGTTTTATGCTTGCATCTAGTCGAGATCTGTGCTATACTTAAACCGAACATTCAATCTCGACGAGGATTATGTACGACGACTACGATCTCGACTACACAGTCTCATACGATTACGGACAGGATCTCGAAGAGTACTCACAGGATCTCGACGAGGATTATACACGAGATGCACACGATTATGAATCGCTTGCATATCGCCACTACGCATGATAGAATCTAGACACATCGCACGAGACACCATGATCGCACAAAAGCGCCTTGTACAAGTTACACTAGACATCATGTGCTATGATGATCTAGATGTGGAGTATATCAATTGGCGAGACCTATTGAAACTCGAAGGTGATGAGGATATTCATTGTAGCGTTAAGGAATACGATCCTTTTTGATTTTGTGCCAGTTCAAAAATTGGCACAAAGTTATATAAATAATAGCACTTAAGATCTTATAACATAGGGCAGCTCTTGAATTCTCCTACGGGATCCAGAATCAATCTGACAGATATAAGAACTGAGTGCTAGAGTTTAATAGGTTAACAGGGTTTAACTATAGGTTTCCCGATATACCAAATGCGGTCGGAATAGAATATCACTAACTCTTGTTTTTGAAGTGTCAAAAATAGGAGGGTTTTTTGGTGTCTGGATATTATCGATGTGCCAGTTGTAGGAGTGGCACAAACATTCACCGCTGGGGTTTGTTTGCGGTTATGTTGGTTTCGTTCCTGAGAAAAGCACCAAATGCGCTCCGTTAAGGTTCATCCTGAGAAGAGCATTCGTTTCACCAAAGATGCTGCATTCTGGTGTGAGATGATTAATCTTTACAAGAAAATTTATCCCACCCATTCTTTCAAACAAATCTCAGAACATTTCAAGTTGAGTGAGACAAATACCCGTAGATATTACTATGGGATTCATCACTATAATTGCAATAATGGATATACTCAACTGCGCCGAGGTGCCTGTGTGACAATCTGATAACTGGCACAAGGGGTGTTGATTAATCCCCCGATCCGTTCTACATTACCTTTGTTCCTGAGAAATCCAATGACTTTTGTCATCTCCAAACTCAACAATTGCACCTACAAACTGGATGCAAACAATCAACGGGTTTTGATGTATGCTCCCCTGCTGCCTGATGGTTCATATGAAACCGCAGGATCTGCCTATGATTGGGTAGAATGGGATCGCCTGGATGGTGATATCCTGGCAGAGGCAGATCGCATTCACAAACTATTGCTGGAGGCAGTTTGATGGAATTCATTAATTACGTTCGTTCTTTCTATGGACCTGGTGGCATTTATGATATGAATGTTACTGATGCTATGATCATCGATGCCACCATACAATACCTTACTACAGAAGGCATATGTTGGTGTAACGGTGATAGTACCGATCGTGAGATGGTACGTGACATTTTGATCGAACGCTTCGGGTGTGTGCCAACCTGAGAACTGGCACAGACCCGCTAGACTTCCTGCCCAATCCGTTCTACATTACATTCGTTCCTGAGAGACAAACCAATGCTGACTGGCAACTCCCTTCTGACCCTGGTTGATGAAATGCAGGCACAAGAACCTCCTGTTAAGATGTCTGATATCGTTCGTGCCTGTGGGTATGAGATCGAAGGTAAACTGAAGTATACTGAATTCTACACGGAGTTGCTGACTGTGAAAGGTTTGATTGACAAGAAAGAATCTGCAGATATCTCTGATGAGAATCAGGAACTGTATGATGAACTTTCTAATCGTTATGGTGAGGATGCCATTGATGCATTCCTGGAGATCTATGATGAGGATGACCTGGGTAACTTTGAAGATGCCTATCAGGGTGGTTATGAATCGGAGGCAGATTTTGCCGAACAGTTTACCACTGACTGCTACGGTTTGGATATCCCTTCGTTCGTAATCGTTGATTGGGAAGCAACCTGGTATCAGGGACTTCGTTATGATTACGATTTCCAGGATGGGTTCGTGTTCGGTAAGAACTGGTAGATCTCGACGAGATGTGTGTGTGATCTCGACTAGATTGCACACACATTTATCATAACTCGACGAGATACATACGATATCATACATCTCGACGCACATCTGACGAGATCACATCATACACACACATCTCGATATACTACACGAAGACATACATATGTGCTAGAATGTGTGTGTATGATGTGATCTCGTCAGGCACCCACCTGAGCCCGCCTTATGTGCAAGAATATGTGCTTCACCCCACTCACCCCTCCCCACACCATCTAGATGTGCTTTAATTATTATTCTCAATAACAACTCCTTATTGAGAATACAATATACCTTATAGAGGAAAGGGTTTGCCTACAGGTTGGAAACACTGATTATCGCAATCCGACCGACAAAGTTACCCAGGTTGAGTGAGATATAATATTAAACTTAAGTGTAGAGTGGGTGACTATAGGGGAGGGGTGGTGCCCTTCCCTATTTTTTTATCTAATGAGTCTTATAAGGACCTCTGATGTTAAGCATTGCAACAATTCCTTGACCTAGGTGCCTGCTGCCGTATGATGGATCCGTGGCGGGACATTCTCTACATTTTCCCTCGCCACCAAAGAATAATGAAACTGTTCGCTTTCAAGTTCACTCAAACTCTGATTCTGAATGTTGCTACCATCGCTGCAATTGTTGTGGGTTTGTATCAGTTTGCTGTTCGTGCCTACAATGACAACAATGGTGCAGAAAAAACACGTAAGGTGATGCAAACCGTGCTGATGTTCGTTGACACTCTGCTGCAGTATGGTAAGGTATATTTTGCCGAACCTGCTCCCGCTCCTGTGCCAATCCGTAAGGTGGCACAGCGCCGCACTAAAGTTGCCTGATCCGTTCTACATTACATTCGTTCCTGAGACACCCCACTATGTTTGACGAACTCTGGCAGGAGATTCAAGACTCCCCTGGTGAGATCTTTGATATTCCTGAACTTCGTGATCTGGAAGAAGAGAAGTTCAATGTTAATGAATATCTAAACTCTGATTACGATTATTGAAACTATGGAAGTTCTAGAACTAAACCAAGCAGAGATTCGTGCCCTGCTGGACCTCATTGAGTTTCACGATGATTGGGATGAATGCAGTGAACAACTGGGGGTGAACGTTGCCCTGCTTTATGACAAAGTTTCCGCACTTGTAACCTACTGATGACACCTGAAACATACACTTTCACTGGCGACACTGTTACCTTCCTTGGGTTGGTTGGTGTCATCTCCACTGCTATTATCGTGGTTACAGTGTTCCGTTCCTATTACAATTCACCCCTAAGAAAATGACACTTACCACCGAACAATTCAACAAGTTTGTTGAGAACTACGTTTCACTTATCATGGAGGGAATGGATTCAGAATCCATTGAAATGATGGTCTATGATTTACTTGTTAAAGAGTACAAGACTTATACTGAAGAGGAGATTGTTGGTGAGATTAAAGAACTTTATAGTGATGAACTTGCTGCTGATTTAATGGAGGGTAACTGGTGAACTTTCTGACTCCTGATGATCTCCATGCTCTCATTGAATTGGTTGAGTCTAACAATCAATACAATGACGATGATGATAAAGAGTTCTGGGATGATGTGCTGATCAGGTTACAACAAACCTATCGGCACTGCCTGGACGTGTGACAGTCACCAAGGTGGCACAAGACCCCTAGACCTGCTCCCTGATCCGTTCTACATTACATTCGTTCCTGAGAGACAGACCGATGCAAGTTTACGCCGTGATCGCTGGCACATCCTATGAGGGCGAGGACTTCAAGACCCTGCGCCTCTTTGATTGCAAGTCCTCCGCTGTTGCCTACGTTGCCCACCTTGAGGACCACTTCGATTATGCTGAGATGGAACTCCTCGACGTCTGTATGGACTCTGCCCTGGCAACCGCCTGAGGCACTGGCACACTAAGGGGGCGCAATGCCCCCTCTGATCCCCTACACTAACCTCAGTTCAATCAACCGCCATGATTCGCTACGAAGTTCGCTATCAGGTGCCCTACAACGCTTGCGAGTGGCGCTCTCAGTTCTTCCGCACCCTTGCGGAGGCAGAGAGCATGGTCGCCTTCTACCGCTCCTGCGGATCGCCTGCTCACCTGGCACCCTGAACCAATGGGAACGGCAGCGCCCTAAAGACTGCCACCTATCCAAACTATCCAAACCATTCGAATGACCTTTGACCTTGCTGTTGCCCTGCTGAACCGTGCTAGCACTGCTGCCGAACTGCTGGCGATCCTGGACTCCATTGCTGCTGATCAGGACGCCTGAGGCACTGGCACACTAAGGGGAGGCACGTGCCCCCGACCGACTACACTAACCTCAGTTCACAAGACGTCAAATGAAAGTCCAACCCATCGGCAGCAACCAGACCGAAGTCTCTCTGGCGGACGGGACTGAGGTCCTGATCTCCTACCAGACCCCCGTTGCCGCCCTGGTGCCTGGTAAGGGGTGGATCCGCACCGCGACGAAGTGGAGCGCCACGACAACTAAGCACGTTAATGCCTGGTTGCGGAAGAACTGCGGCGGCACTGTGACCGAAGTTGATCAATGGGAACTGGATCAATTGATCGCTTTCTAGGACGGTTGAGGGGGTGGCACACCGCCGCCCCCTGATCCCCTCCCCGACCGACTACACTAACCTCAGTTCACTCAAACGAACCGATGACCGTTCGCACCCACGTCCTGCCCCTGGACCTCTGCACCGTGACCCTCACTGAGGCACAGTGGAGCACCATCCGCACCGCTGTCCTCAGCATCGCTTGCGACTGCCGCATCGCTGGCAAGGGCACCGACGCAGACTATTACCTGAAGGCATACAACGACCTGAAAGCAGCGATGGGGATGGACGCCTGAGGCACTGGCACAAGGGGGGCAGGGATGCCCCTCTGACCCTGTAGACTAACCATATCAACCAAAGGAGAGGGACCATGAGCAACGGATTCAACGGATGGGCAAACTGGGAGACCTGGAACGTCGCCCTCTGGATTCAAAACGACGAAGGTCTCTATGCTGCTGCCCGCCAGTGCCAAGGATCCTATGCTGCCCTGCTGGAGATGCTCTGGGAGTGTGGCAGCAAAGAGACCCCTGACGGGTGCCGCTGGAACGACCTTAAGGTTGACGCTGAGGCGATCTGTGAAATGATGACCGATCTCTGAACCGCACACTGGGGGGGCACTGCTCCCCCTTTCTGCGTCTACAATGACCTCAGTTCACACGACCCCGATGCCTGCCACCGCTACCCTAAACACCTCTGAGGTCCGCCTTGCCCTGGTGGGGTGGAGGACCGAACTGCTGACCCTGGGTTCCCAGTTCCCTGACGTCTTCCCTGCCCCCACCATCACCGACCGCATCGCTGCCTTGGACGCTGCCCTGCTTGCTATCGACTGCAGCAGCACCGTCACCCTGGTGCCAGACGCCTAGGTGGCACAATGGGGGGCAGAGACCCCCCACTCCATCGACTACACTAACCTCAGTTCACAAGACAAGACACCTCATGACCTTCAACCCCTACGTTGCCACCCTGATTGAAATGGGATACGACGAACAGGACTGCCGCAACGTTGCCGCTGCTGGTTTGGATGCCACGTATCCCCGAACCATCCATGGGCGGACCTTTCAAACCAAGGCAGAATATGACGACGCTCTGGCGGAATTCCTGAACGGGATCTGAGGGGGCCCCCCCGATCTGCTACAATACTCTCAACCGCAACCGACTCCCATGGCACTGACCGTCTTTGCAATTTTCACCTGCGGCACCGACTATTATGATCGGGAAGAACTGGACTCCCTCTATGCCTCAGAGGAGGACGCAGAGCGCCATGCTGCTAACCTTCGTCTGATGATCGACGAATATGTGGAGGGGTCCCCCCGCTTCGCTAGCGTTCGGATCAGACCTCAGACCGTTCGCTGATCTGCTACAATACTCTCAACCGACACCCCCCTCCAATGATCGGAATCCCCATCACCACCCACGGCAGCACTGCCATCGACACCCTGACGGTTGACCCCATCACGGGGCGGGTTGCGGTTCGCTTCCTTTCTCACTGGACCCGCCGCCCTTACATCTTTAAGGTCTCCCGCCGTGCTGCCCTTGCTCTGACCCTCAACACCGACGTCTCCCTAGGGAAGTGGGTTAACCTTCACTGCCGCCCGAACGCTGCCCGCTGATCTGCTACAATATCAAAGCAACCGAACCGAACCGAACCATGATCCTGCAGTTCCGCATCCTCTCCCTCGATTCCAAAGGCACGTGCCGCATTGAGGGTCTCTATGATGACCTCCCTTCTGCCGAACGTTGCCTGCAGGATTTCGTCGCTTGCTTCCCCTCATGCAAGTTTACGATCGTGCCAAATACCTGAGGGGTCGCCCCCCCCCGACCTGCTGCAATATCAAAGCAACCAACCGAACCGAATCAAATGGCACTCTTCAACATAGCATCGGACCTCAAGACCCGCCAGACCATATGGGTAGGCACCAACGTAGCAAAGGGTATGGGTCAGGCAAATTCCCATACCAGAAAATGGAAAGGATGGGATGGTGACGGGTTGCCCGCTGCTGAACTGGCAGATCTGCACACTGACTACCGTGGACCTCAGGATCGGTAGGGGTCAATCCCCCACCTATTCGTGACCGTTCGTGCGTAACTCTCCCCCCCCTTCGTGGGGGATTGACCCCTACCGATCCCTTCGTAACCAACCCACCCCAATCTCCTTCGTTATGAACTCCACCCTCACTACCATTGACGGCGTTCAATTCAAGATCACCCGACTGCCTGTTGCTCATGGTCCCTCAGCACTCCGTTGGGCAGATCGGATCAAAGGCGGCAGCAGCAGGGTCCGCACTCATGGCGGTGCCGCTGGCAGCAGGGGGACCAGCATGAGCACCAGCGCCAGTGCCCTGGGCGACGTGCGCTGAGGCAGTGCCGCCATTCGTGTGTTCGTGAGAGGCAGTGCCCCCGCCCTTGGGGGGCGTGGCGGCGGGCGCCGTATTTGAAAACCCAACACTACCCTAACCTACAAAGTGTTACCCAAGCGATCATTATATAACACTCAAAAACAAAAAAATCCGCCCATAAAAAAATACGCCCACAACCCACACATATTATAAAAGTTTACATTACTATATAAAAATGAAAAGGAAAAAAACAATACAGAGAATGAAAAAAAATTCCGAAAATAATATTCAACCTATACAAGTCGATCCGATTAGTGGTGAATATTATCTTGTGATTCCAGAGTGGATCGCCAATGAATTATCTTGGTATGAGGACACGGGAATTAAGTTTTCCGTTGAATGTGGCGAAGTTATTCTAAGTGAGAATGAAAATGACTGAGAGTAAAATTTATCACATATACGCAAAAGACCGATGCCTATTTCATTCAATCAATGAAGAAGAGTTTGAAGTAACATGGAAGACCATCAGAAATATGGTGGGTTTGATGAAAACTGATTATAATATTGAAGATCTCACTTATGAGGAACTGTCAATTTCAAAAGAAACATCCTTAAATTCTTCCCATTGACAAACCATACATAATGATGTATGATACTGATGTAAATTAATCAACTTATGACTAAAGGATTTACTGTAAAAGCAAAAACCCCCGTGGTAGCAAAAGAACCCGAATGGGATTATAATCTTGCAAAAGAAATGGTAAAAGGTAAGTCAGTAGTATTCTGCTTACCTGGAAGAGGTGTCTCTTACACTTACTTGAAGAACTTTGTGCAACTCTGCTTTGATCTAGTTCAGGCAGGAGCAAGTATTCAAATTTCTCAAGATTATTCATCAATGGTAAACTTTGCCCGATGCAAGTGTCTAGGCGCAAATGTTCTACGTGGACCTGATCAGATTCCCTGGGATGGAAAACTGAATTATGACTGGCAACTATGGATTGATAGTGACATTGTTTTCAATACTGAAAAGTTTTGGCAACTTGTCCTAATGGATCAAAATATTGCATCTGGATGGTATTGCACTGAAGATGGTCACACCACTTCTGTTGCCCACTGGATGGAAGAAGATGATTTCCGCAACAATGGTGGTGTGATGAATCATGAGACAATCGAAAGTATCTCAAAGCGGCGCAAACCTTTCACCGTTGATTATGCTGGATTTGGGTGGTTGCTCATCAAGCACGGTGTCTTTGAGAACTCCGAAATGAAGTATCCTTGGTTTGCGCCGAAGATGCAAGTTTTCGAATCTGGAGAAGTTCAGGACATGTGTGGAGAAGACGTTTCTTTCTGTTTGGATGCGAAGGAAGCAGGATTTGAGATTTGGTGTGATCCTCGCATTCGCGTTGGGCACGAAAAAACTCGCGTTATCTGATGAGCATCGAAATGTATAACATACTCTGTAATGGACGTAGGATTTACACAAGTCTTACAGAAGAAGAGTATTTCAATACTATGGAGGATCTGGCAGTAGAATTCTATCAGACAGGTTCTCCAAATCCTGAAGATCTTACTACTGAAATTATTGAAGAATAACCATTATGTCAAAGCATTCCTCATCGAATGGTAAAGTTATCATTCAGTCAAAGCCCAAAAAGTCTTGTCAAGGCAATGGTTCTAATACCAAATATGCCGCGTCATCCCGTAACTCTGCTCGTAAGAAGTACAGAGGTCAAGGTAGATAATAAATGTATTTGTTAGAGTGTGATGATGAATGGAATCATATACATTCTGAAGATCTCTGGGTATATAATAAATTATTTTTAGGTCGGCGTTTAGGTTATACTTGTGGTCCTGCAGGAACCACAGTTCCTAAACCCGACTTTTATATTGTGCGTCCATCTTTTAATTTATTTGGAATGAGTCGTTTTGCTCGTAAAGAATGGATAGAAAAAAGAACCGATAATATGCATCCATCAGAATTTTGGTGTGAAATCTTCGAAGGAGAACATTTAAGTGTTGATTATCACTATCAAGAACAGGATTTAATTATTTTAGGAACAAAAGATTTGGAAGATCCTATTCATCAATGGAAAAAATGGGAGAAAATAGAAAGAAGAATTGAATTTCCCGAAATTTTAAAAAATTTAAACAAAGATTATGAATGGATTAATTGTGAATTTATTGGAGGTCATCTAATTGAAGTCCAATTTCGCAGAAATCCTAACTTTAGATATCAAAATACGGTAGCAATACCAGTTTGGGGTGAAAAAATAGATAAAAATTTTGAAGGATACACATTTATTGCGGATTTAAGTTATGAGCGCCAGGGATTTTGGGTTAAATAAATAGATTTTTTGGTGCAAATTGATTTGAAACGCTTTTCAATGGGTAAGCACCTTTTGTTGGAGGTGTATAACGTCAATTACAATCTAATCAATGATGCAATTGCCCTTGAAGAAGTGATGGTTGCTGGAATTCAACGTGCTGGAATGACGATTCTAAACATTTTTCGGCACTGTTTTACACCTCAGGGATGTACAATCGTGATTGCGCTTTCAGAAAGTCACGTTTCGTGTCATACTTGGCCAGAAGAAGGATCAATTGCAATCGATGTCTATACTTGTGGTGAAGGAAATCCAAAATTAATTGCACTAGAGTTGTTAAAATATTTAAATTCTGATGATTATTCAATTCGTGAAATAGATCGTTAAATAGAAACAAGGAGATAGCAACCTCCTACCAAAAAAGTTCTGTTTTATTCATTAAAACAGGAGATAAAATGTCCAATTTGCCCGTAGATAGAGATTCAAACTACATGCATGATATGTGGGGAACCACAAAACTAGTGACTGATTATGATTGTAAGTGTAAAAAACCAAAAAGAGTGATTCAAGAAATCATGCATGATCTTGCACCAAAGCACGATTTTAAAAAGCAAATTGAACTGCATGAAAAAATTCGTAATGATGAAGACTATGATGATTGGGAATATGGAACTGAACCAAACTATGGTTCTCCCTGGAGTCAGGTATAAATAAATCAAAGAATTCTTTCGTTCAATGGCAGTCAAGCGAATATCCAAACCATTTAAGGATATTAGTCTATCTTTTGATCCACATCCTGTGACAAAAGATCTGCCTATTTTGACAAATGAGCGTGCAATCATCAGATCCGTTAGAAATCTGGTTGAAACCATTCCCACTGAAAGGTTTTTCAACTCTCTTCTGGGATCTGATGTTCGCAGAAGCTTATTTAATTTTGTTGATTATGGAACTGCATCAATTGTTGAAAATCAGATTAAAACAACAGTTAATAACTTCGAACCTAGAGTTAATAATTTGATTGTTGAGGCGATTCCTCGTCCCGACGACAACAGTTTTGAAGTTACAGTTATATTTGATATTATTGGTCAAGAGTTTCCAACACAACAATTTACATTTTTACTAGAGGCAACAAGATAATAAAATGCCTTTTACACAATTTACAAATCTAGATTTCGATCAGATCAAGGCTTCGATTAAGGATTATCTCCGCGCAAACTCCAACTTCACGGATTTTGACTTTGAGGGATCTAACTTTTCAGCACTCATCGATACTCTAGCATATAATACGTATATTACAGCATTTAACTCCAATATGATTGTGAACGAATCCTTTCTGGATTCGGCAACTCTCAGAGAAAATGTTGTCTCATTAGCAAGAAATATTGGTTACGTACCACGCTCCAGAACCGCCGCCAAGGCGGCAATTACCTTCGAAGTTCCAACCACAAGCACAAGTCCTTTACTTACGCTTGAAGCGGGTTTAGTGTGTGTTGGAGCATCAGAAAATACAAGTTATAGATTCTCAATATCCGAAAATATTACGACAACTATCAATAATGGTATCGCTAAGTTTGGATCTTCTTCGGCACCAGTATATATTTACCAGGGTTCATTATTAACGAAAGAGTGGACTGTAGATACTTCAATTACACAAAGATTTATTCTCGATAACCCATACATTGATACAAGTACGATTGTTGTGTATATTAAAGGTATCAATGACAGTGGATTGGGTAGAGAATATTTTAAAGCAAATAATATTTTAAATCTTAGATCAACATCTGAGGTTTATTTGATACAAGAGGTTCAGGATGAAAAATATGAGATACTTTTTGGTGATGGAATTTTTGGTAAAAAGTTAGAAAACGGAACTGTTATTACAGTCAAATATATTATAACTGATGGTGAAAGGGGAAATGGACCATCTGTTTTTGATTTTAAAGGAAACTTTTTAAACGCCGCAAATATTAGAGTAATTCCATCTGGATCAATTACAGTAACTACAATTTCTTCAGCATCAAATGGTGCCGAGATTGAAAATCTTGCATCAATTAAGTATTATGCACCTCGCCTATATTCTGCACAATATAGATCTGTAACTTCCAGAGATTATGAGGCAATCATTAAACAAATTTATCCGAATACGGAATCAGTTTCTGTTGTTGGTGGAGAAGAATTAAATCCACCAAAGTTTGGAACAGTTGTGATTAGTATTAAACCAAAAAATGGTAGTTATGTATCAGATTTTGATAAAAATAATATCTTAAATCAACTAAAGAATTATTCAATCACAGGAATCAATCAGGAAATTATTGATCTTAAAGTTCTTTATGTTGAGATTGATTCTTCTGTTTATTATAATTCGGCACAAGTTTCAAATGTCGATAATTTAAAAACATCAATTACCAATAGTTTAGTTGATTATTCTAAAAATGTAGACATT